CCGCTCAATCTCGGCCTGCAACCGCTCAATCTCGTCAGTCATCCTGGCATTCGCAGCACGTTCGCTTTCCAGCGCTTCCGGCGATGATTCGGCCCGTAGTCGCTTTGCCTCTTCGAGCTGGTAACTACTCACCTGTTTTGCTGCATTCATGCCGGATTTTGCTGCCGCTGCTTGCTTCTTGAGCGCACTGTTTAACCGCTCGATCTCGGCGTCCAGTCCAGCAACCAGTCGGTTTATGCCGTCATGGTCGTACCCAAAAACAAACTCTTCTGACCCGTCGTTGTGACGGTACTGCCTGAGGTGTGGTGTAAGGTCTGTCATCACCGTCTTCTCCGCTTATTCACATACCGGCTGTCGGTATGCCAGTGGGTGGTGGTGGGTTATTCCGCACTCCTGCATTCAAGTACGCTATACGAGCTACACCAAGGAAGGTCAGTGGTACCAGTGGCGGGATTCGAACCCACAATCCAAATAGGCGGCAGATTTTAAGTCTGCTGTGTATACCAATTCCACCACACTGGTATAAAGAGAAGTCCCGACTTTGGGTAGTGAGAGAAGATGTATTTCGGCATGAGCCGGAATATATCCAAAGCCAGGACATGAGGTTACGATGGTCGGTGCTGATCTCCGACAAATATCAAAGCTCAAACCACCTAGGATTAAAGCCAGAATCGAACTGGCTGCCTCTGATCTGTTCCTGAGCGCATCAGCCTGCGCATTCATCGTAACTTAAAGTCCCCTGGATCAAGAGACTTTAAGTTACGTCTGAATTGACGTAACTCCCCTTCGATTTAACTGACAGGGGACTCAGTGACCACTAACTTGCGAATACTGCAAGACGACATACACACATTTGTCCGGCTTTACGTGCTTCAGTCCGTGAGGTTGACCGTTCAGGATTACTCCAACGCTACGTAAAGCTAATTTATATACCGACCATGTGTCAGAGCCGGTTGTCAGCAAATACTTGCTGCTACTGGGAACAGCCCACAGATCCCGGAGGTATCGATGGCAAGGTGGAATATATTCCCGTGAATCGATCTGTAGGCTGTTTCCGGTAACAGCAATAGCCCCTTATTTGGGACTATTGCTGCGCTTACGCTCGGAAACGGAGCGATTGTATTCTCGAATCATTACAAACAGCAAAAATCCAAGGAATACCAATCCTCCGAATACGGTTAAGAAGTACACCAGGGCCACAGTTAAAGCGACTGCCCCCAGTATGAACAAGGTTTGCAGAAAGGCTTTAACCGTATTCATGGCTAACCCTCTTAACCGAACAGGCTTTTGCCTTCATTCATGGCAGGCGGTTCTTCATCCACGTCTTTCGCATCGTCGATTTCAGCGCTGTCTTCTACGTCACTAACAGGTGAGTTAATGTCACGCACTCGCGGAGACAGCGTAGCGGATGTTGTGCGAGTGGCTGGAGTCTCGGGCGCTTTTTCTGTGATGAAGTCCACGATATCCAGTTCGGCAGTGGTACCGTTCGCACCGCGACCTGCTGTGATACTGACTTCGATGGATTTGCCAGTGACGGCAATACCCTGAGAAGCTACATACTGCTTCAGCGCTTGTTCGATTTCGGACTGGATCAGAGTGATTTTCATGTTGGGTTTATCCTGTCTGGCGAAACGCCATGAGTTGTTTAAAGGTGTCGGTCTGGATTCCGGCGTGAATCGCTGCAACTGCATCTGCCAAGTGCTCATTCTTGTTGGTGATACGCTCACCTTGTTTAAGCCAAGGAGCATTGGGATATTGCGCAGTTGCCCATGCAATCATGTCGGCTTTGCTGGCAGTACGGGAACCGGTAGCGGCCACCTTGACTTCGGTAGGTGTTACCTGGATCAAGGGCTTTTCGATACTGGCAAGAACGCCAATACAAATCCCGTAAGAGGCCATAGAGCGGGCAGATTGCGAGCCTACGGGGACTTCGACGAAGATCAGGTCAACGTCTTGGATGAAGTCCTGAAGGCCGCTATAGAGCGTTCTGGCGCGTTCCAGATCATCTGAATTTTTACGTACGACCTTACGCTGGGCTTTGTTGGCTTGGCTTTCCTGCAGCTGAAGTGTTTCCAGCTGCAGGACGGGGGAGGCACCTGAGAAATTCAGTGTGCCTTTTACCATGCCAAAGTTACTCAGCGAAGGGTCAATTCCTGCAACGCGCATTAAGCGAACAGAGACTTGGACGGAGCTGAAGCGCTGTTAGCAGCAGCTGCTGCGTTGGCAGTATTTGCGTTGAAGGGGGACGGAGTGCCTGCAACAGCACCAGTACCTGCAGCGCCTTTGGCTTTGTTGCGAGTCTGGCCAGTGAACTTTTCTTTCCAGACATTCAGGAAAGATGCTTCAGTTGCGCCACCTCTGATCTCAGCAACGGTCAGACCGTCACGCTTGCGGAACACTTTGTCGATCTCGTTTTCTTCACGGGTTTCACCGGTCGGAACGTAGTTACCGGACGCATCTTTGACCGTTTTGTCTACGATCTGCTTGATCACACCCAGGGTCACTTCCTTACCCACCAGTTCCATGATCATCGGTACCTTAGTCGGTACTTCTTTCTGCATCTCGTAGTCGTACAGGTTGATAACCTTTTCTTCGGTATCCAGCTCAGGCAGTTCTTTACCGGTGGTCAGCAGTGCCAGGTGGTTGCCGATGATGAATCCCGGCAGGTACTGGTTCTTGCCGTTCTTGTCGGTATAGAAGTTCTTGCGGCCCTTCGCGGTACCAGAAGTCAGGTAAACAGTCTGACGCAGTTTCTTGCCGTCAGCTGTCGCCAGACTCAGGTTCAGGTTCAGGGCGCCGCTTTGGGCTTCGCCCATATAAGCGGATTCGATAACGAAGTCATAGACACCGGATTCCAGCGGGCCATAACCGCCACTAGGGATCACGTCCTTTTCTTCTTCGATTGCAACATCAGTTTTCAGAGTAGAGAGCACATTCATAGGGAGTCACCTTTGCGCAAAGTGATTGATTGGAAAACGAATGGGTTGTGGATTAACTGAGGTTACATGCACCCATTTACAGAACTTTTCTGTCAGAAAATCCACATCCAGTAATACTCGGTCGTTGTCTTTATCAACGGCTCGAATAAAGCCGGGAGGATATGACATGTACCGATAATTTACGAGTTGGTCGGGTTTAATGTTAGGCCATTTAACGCGCCGTGCCATATTACTAATCCCTTAATGATTGTCAGGCGTAGTACTCGCGGAGTCGTGTCATGACTTTATGGACATCGTTGTCGATGAACGTCTCTTCCGGTGTCCACAGTCCCATCGGGCCACGGATACGTTCATTTACAGTGTCACGGGTCAGCTGAGTCTGGAAAACATACTTGTACCCCAAGGCTTCTTCCTGTGGGGTAATGACTAGCAGGTCATTTTTGTACTGTTCCAGATCCTTCAGCTTCATTTTCTTGGCAGCCAGTACGCAGCTGAAATAGGATTCGATACCGTTGTTCTTCAGAGAACCTTTTACCGGTACCTTGGTTTCCATCACCATTTCAGATTCGTTCAGAATGTCCATTGTGTGAGCGGTAAACACGACATTCTTGCTGGATCCAGCAACATGCTGTTGCATGATCCGTTTGAAGTACTGGGCAAAGTCAGACCATGCCTTCATAGTGTTTGAAGATGTCAGGACATACACCGATTCGTACATGTCCATCAGATAGGTCAGCGAGTCGATGACGATGGTATGTACGTGCGGCTGCGTCTCGGCCCAGATAAAGGCTTCTTCGATCTGCAGTGGGTCAGTAACTGTTTTCTCGATGAACTTGGAACGGAAGGGCAATTTCTTCGTTGATGTTCAGGAAGGGGCGTTAATCCTTCCCCGCAGCTTTACCTGCAGCTTACGGTTTCCCGTAAGACCAGACTATATCTTCACCCTGGTATCAGGGTGTCCACCACTTCGAGCCACTTGGCCCTACTCCCTTACGGGATAGTCGTTGAGGCTTACTCAATGTCCTTGTAGGACTCACCCTTAACAATCTTACACATTGCAGCCACACTCGTTCCAAATCGTTTTGCAAGTGCAGTAGCACTGAACTCTTTAGAACGAGGCACATGTACCCGTCTTACATATCGCACTTCATCAGGTGTCAGCTTGGACTTGTCCTTTAAATTACTGAGCGCCTTCTGTCTTGTTGCGTTACTTCGGTACTTTATTTTGTGGCCTCTGGCTTGCTTATGCAGACCAGTATTTCGAGCATGTTGATTATTCTCCGCAGCAGTACACCACTCCAGATTATCAACGTGATTGTTTAGCTTATTCCCGTCTTTGTGATTTACAAAGGGTTTGCCTTCTGGGTTGGGTATAAAGGCTTGTGCTACAAGCCTATGCAGCATGTGTGTCTTCTTCCTAATCACCACGGATAAATAACCGCGGTTGTTTAGGGTGTAAGTCATCTCACGCTCTGGCTCCAGGGTGAGTTTAAACTCACCTGTGAACTCCATACCTTTCCCAACTAACGGGATTTTTCGCTTAGTTTGGGTGAATACTTTTCCTTCTCGTGTGATCCGATAAATACCGGAATCAGTGTCTTCAATATAGTCTGTCATACTTACCTCAGTGTATTAACTCTGAGTCAATATAACATTCCTTTTGTAAAGACAGAAGGTGTTTAGTATTCGATTGAGTCTTGCCTGCTGATTACCCAATCCTGCAGCTTGTTCATCACCTTTCGGCTATATGCAGGCTCTAAGGGCTTCCCAGCATTTCAATGGATTATCCATCTACCATTACTGGTAGTGGGGGCTAATTGTTAACCCGCCTCGCAATTGAGGTAAAGTACCCCTTCAGGATTTTCCAGTTTCATCAGTGAAGCTGATTTACCGGCAGCAGACTTACCGCCGATCAGTACAAGATGATCGTTTTGCATGATTCCACCTTAATGATTTACGCGCAGCACCCCACGGATGTGGGGATATGCCTGTCAGCATTTGATAAGCAGGAAAAAGAAAACGGGGACTGGCGTCCCCGTTGAGTGTGGATCAGGCTGCTTGCGCATCCCGTTTGGCGATAGCTTTGCCCGCCGTGACCATGATGGTATTCATGATCTCATTTTCATCGAGCTTGTCTGCCAGCTTGTTGTTGAGATCCAGGACAGCGTTATGTACTTCGTCCCAGGACTTCCCGGAATCGACCAGTAAGAGGGCGTATTTGATCAGCTGGTTTGACCGATTACCGATACCGGTATGGTTGATAAACCAGCGCTCAAGATTGGTCAGCGATTGCTGGTCCAGCAGACGCTGTTTACGCTCCTCGTTCTTGCGGGTCTTCGGGATAAACTGCAGGGCATCCAACAACTCACCGTCGTTATACTCATAGTGTCCATTATGAGATAACCACTTGCGACACCGTTGGCCCGTAGAGTCGTCTACACTGAAGGGCAACCATTCGAAGATGTTCTGCATGAACTCTTTGTATTCAGCTGAGTCCATCTTCAGGTTGTAGTTCAGTGGCAGCAGGATACGGAACCTATTCTCCTGTTCAGTGTGTCGTTTGGTTGTGTAATAGAGTGCCTTGTAGTCCTTTAGCAACAGCTTGGCCGTATCAAGGGATACGCCGCCGTCCACATCGATGACCACCATGTTGAAGCCCGGAATGGTCTTCTCCTCACAGCGGTGGCCATCGACAAAGTGATGTGAAGACCAGTGGAACCCGTCCGCTTGGGTCAGCACGTGCAGCTGATCAAACGGAACTTCTTCACATCGGTAGTTGAATGCGACGTGTTGGCCATAGGCGACGCGCATTTTACTCAGATCCGTTTCTTTAAGCGATTCCCCGGATAGGAACTCGATCCCATCCATGTAGGATTTACGGATGATGATGTTGTTCTTGTAGCCGTAGGCAATCGCCAGATTCAACAGATCCTGTTTCTGGCTTTGAGAACCCTTATAGAAGGGCAGAACTTCTACCAGATCAGCCTGAGTGACTTCTGTACCAATGGCGGCCAGATATTTTGCCAATTTGACATAGTTACGATCCCGGTTGAGTAGTTGTTCAAAGGCTTTACCGGATTCCTCGGCCAGCTTGATGGCACTGAGTAGGTGCGCTTCAGTCACTTCATGCTCATCTTCAATGAAGGCATAGGTGCCCGCCAGCTTGAGCGATTTCCAGTACCGGTGTGACATCTCAGCACGGCGGATCTCTTCATGCTCTCCCATCTGGTTTGCACGCCGTTCGCAGTACAGCTTGTACTCCAGCATGGCGACCATGACTTCTTTGGTCATGGACAGCTCACGCCCGAAGTTGATCGGATCCGCCAGTATCGCCAATTGATCAGAAATCTGATCCAGCTGGTGATCGGCTTGTTGATCGACCAGCAGGCGATACAGCTCTTCACCGGACATGTCGTAGCGTCGGGTGGCATGAGGGACATAGCCGAAAAAGCAGCGCCGTGCATACCCGTTCTCTAGCATGGTGTAGAACTCTTCTTCCACCTTGCCGCCGTTGAACAGTTTGGACGGGGTACCGAACATCAGCAGGTTAGTCGGAGTACGCCCATCGATCTCTTCTGCACGGGCAGAATCGGAAGTGTTCTTCACCAGCTTTTGACCGATCTTGCCATCATCGAACAGCTCCAGATAGGCGGTCAGTACATCGATGCTACTGGACAGATTCAGGCCGATCTCATCGATCTCTAGATTCACTGACCCGGCATCTGCCATCAGCAGCTTGTGTCGCATCTGCTTGATCGCTGGAACAGTGGCTTCAGAAAAACTGAATGCCAGCGGCCCCAGACCATCGAACTCCCGCCAGGTTTTTTCCAACTCTTTGTCGGGATCACTGTTCTTGCGTGCAGCGCGCTTAACAGACAGTTGTGGTACCGCCTGATCCGCAATCAACGGGAAGGTTTCTTCAAGGTACCGCTGCCTGAACTGATTGATAACGCGGTCTTCCAGAATGCCCTTACCGTGACCCTTACCGAAGCCAGAAGTTGCCAGGTTGACGGCAAACAAGTTGACTGGCACCGGATCCCGACGATCATGCGTACGGATCTTGCAACGCATCATAGAGGCCACTTTCGTCAGGTAGTAGGCCACCAGAATGCGGTAAAACAGCGGAGCCGTGTTCTGGGTTTTCTGACAGATGATCTGTACCAGAGACTCCGCTACCGGGTTATGTGGGACAGTGCTCAGATCGAGCGTGTCAAATTGATTAGCCATGACAATCCCCGTATTCAAGAGTGAGCTGTGTTGCATCTGGGATGCGGTCATCAACACACTGTTCCCGTGTCAGTTCACCTGACCACACGCGCTGATACCAGCGAACCGATTTGTTCAGACCGATCTGCTGATTCAGACGATCAACCAGCTGAGGGACTGTCTCACGCTCATCACGCGGCAACAGGGCATTCTTCTCGGCCCAATCAGTCCGTGCCTGCAGAATGTAGGCGTATTGTGTGCGACTTACGCGACGACGATCCCGTGGTTTCTGCTTAGTAGGTTGCGTAACTGACGTTTCAACAACGTCAGCCTGCATCAAAAAGCGTCGGAAAAAAGCGAAAATACGAGTGAGTAATGACATGACTATCTCCTTAAATGACCAATGACCCATCTTTGATCAACTGCTTGGCTTGTGAGCAGATAGGCTGTACAGGACAGTATCTGCAGGCAGTGACTTCCCCAGGAACCGGGACAATTAATCCAGTGCCGCCATCCTGAGTCAGTCGAAGCTGGGCTTCTGCCAGCGTGTCAAAGTTCTTGGTAGCACGCGCTGTCTTTTTAGGATTGCGGTAATACTTGTACACCGGCGGCTTACGCCACAGCTCTTCATCAGTACAATACGGCAACTCCGCCTCCGGCGTGTCGGCGTACTGTTTGATCTGAGCCAGTTTGCGGCGAACCCACAGTTCAGTTTCGGCGTAGCTCATCAGGGAATACCGCTTGAACATGACGCGCTTAGACGGATATCCCTTGCTGGCTTCGCTCAATGCACGAACTTTGCTCCAATCGGTAAAGATGAATTGAATCTTCATCTCGTCCTTAGTAATCAGCTGAGGGTCAAGCCAACGGTAGATACTGCCCTGCAGGCGGTACTTTTCATCATTACTGCCTGACATGTAGCTGAAGACACTGGTTGACTTAAAGTCTTCCAGTCCACCATCAGCAACAAAATCAAACTTGCCTGAAATACGGAAACCATCAATTTCCTTAGACAGACGCTGTTCCATGTAGACCGGAATATCACCAGGTTCCAGCTCACTGGGTAGCGGGTTGACCTTTACCCGTTGAATAACGTGCTCAGGATAGCCCAGTTGTCGCAGCGCATTTTCTTTGTTGCTCTTCCATGCTTTTTCGATTGAGTCATGGATAGCAGTACCCATGCGGGAATTGACCAACGATTCCAGTTCGACTGGATTATCTTCAGGCGACAGGCGACGGGACAGAATAATCTGCCGAAGCGGTCGCAGTAGTGTTGTTGCAGACAGGTGATTGGGATCGGGATCATAATCGTAATGATCTGTAGCCAACCAAACTGCAATGGATAGCGGGATATCCGAGTGGTTGATATAAGCAGGCATGATTCCACCTTTTTGTAGCGAGTGTCGAAGTGCCACTGATGGGTAGCACGACGACGCCCGGATGGGCGTATCATGCTTCCAGTGGGATATCTTCTGTTAAGGAAATAAACGGGGCACGTTCAGTAATGAAATACCCTGCGGCATTTACCCAAAACGCACCTTGAGCGATATACCGTTCATTGGTTTCCGGGTTTTCGATCAGCGTCCATTGACGATCCGGTGTTACTGGATACTGCTGACAGTAGGTCTGCAAATCTACCAAATAAAAAAGAGTACTGCCGTATCCATAATCAAATCCAGTATGGAAAGAAAAAGGATTAGGAATAGGGTTGTACTGTTCGGCCCAAAACTGGAGCGTCGGAGAGTTTTCGATATCATGATTCATGGGAGCCTCCGTAAAAGATTCGATTTTCAATCTGGGCGTAATTACCCATCGTGGAAAACACTGTCAAGACATACATCAAGAAGGTGTACCAAAGATTCTGGGTAACTGTGTAAAACCAGATCAACTGAGTTAGCCAAGTAAGGCGACCCAGAAAAGAAAAAACCCGGTAAAAACCAGGTTTCATTTTGCGAACAGGTCGATCAGACATGGTGTAGATAATTCCAAGGTTTAATACGCTCGAACCGGTCATGCGCTGCTGAGAACAGTGCTGCACCTTTACGGCCATTGAGGCGTTCATAGCTTTTTTGAGCGGTGCGATATGACTCGACATCCGGATTGAATGAGAAGCGGTGTTCGCGCACTTGCTTCTGTACCATTACCAGTAGCGTTTCAGGTTTATTGGCTCGACGAAAGATATGGGCGAAATGCGCATACCAGTCTATTGTTTGGCCGGTTTCTTGCTGATGGACTCCCATCGCTGCTTTACCTCCTTGTACGTTTTGGAATAGAACAGGGCATCGGGATTGATCAGATAATGCTCTTTACGTAAGCGTTTGACCAATCCTTTTTTAGACAACGACTGGTACGCCTGACTAAGGCGATTGAGTTCTGTTTTGGTGAGTGATTTACTGGGAATGACGACTTCATTCGTACGGTAGTCCAGGTTGTCTCGAAGCAGGCGGAAAAACCACTTTTCAGCTGCGTTCATGTCCAGTAACACATCAATCAGGTCATATCCGTGTGACTCATCCATTCGCGCACTCCCTATAGTAATGAAAGGCGGCAGTTCGAGATGAGCCTTTCTGGATACCCTTCCAATAACTAACTCTTCGTCCGCCTCGACAACCAGTCGAACATCACGCGATGTCATATCTACTCCAACAGATAGCAAGAGGCGGAAGTATATCAGCGTCATTCCCGTGGTCTACGGGAAGATGTGACAGATTTTCCCGTACTGTTGAATATTTAATGGGCGTAACTAATTGAATTTAAAGGGGAAATTTTCCTTAAAAATATTCTTATACAGGGGAGGCAGCGCCCGGATGGGCGCCTATGGCTGACAAGGAACCGCTCGATACTCTTTCTTGGCACTCGGGCCACGTTGACTGACGGCATAGTCATTCAGCTCACGCCAGAAGCGCAAGCGCTCCTCGACTTTCTCTTCAGCTACACCGAATTCAAGACACAACCAATCTGACCAGACCAGTTCAGTCTCCGCATGACAGCCGTTGTAGTAACGACGCAGAGGATCGGTGTTAACGAGGATCCGTGTGCGGCACTGGATGGTGTGGGTACGATGCGTCTGTTCTGCCATAGACGTATTCCTTAGAAAGCACCGAGGCGAGACGAAGCCCTGTCGAGCACACCGCGCAGCGGTGCGCGCAAGACAGTGGCGAAGTCGTAGCCGAGGCTATTAGAAAAAGGATGTGAAAAAAGGGGGTTGCATCCTACTGATCGCATCAGTATAGTGCGCGCCATCGAACGGCGGGACGCCGGGATACATGGAAAAAATTTCTTGTATCCCTACCTGTATCCCTGATCGTTCAAGTGGTGTAAGTGATTGATTTGAATAGTGCTTTCGAGTCTCTCCTCCCGCACCATTCTCCCTGTGATACCTTCCTATAGCTTCAAAAAAATCTCTTCTGAATCAGCACGTTACACCAGATCGCTTGATATACCTGCGCATAGCTTAACATGACCTTCATTACCTTTTTTGTATCCCAGTGTGTATCCTAAATTTCGGGGTACAACTTAGGGATACACGACATGAAACGCACTGACATCAAGCGCCGCCCAATGGCGGACAGTGTACTGAAGACATTGGAACCGGAGGCCAAAGAGTACCGGGAGAAGGACAGTCCGGGCCTGTACTTTCGTGTTAAGCCAGACGGGAGTAAGTCATGGCAGCTGCGCTACAAGAATATGGAAGGAAAGTGGGCTTGGTTGGGTCTGGGTGGCTTTCCAGCTGTATCCGGTAAAGCGGCACGTAAGCGTGCGACTGAGCTGAATGAACTGGCAGCCGATGGGGTTGATATCAAAGCCCACCTGATGGAACAGGACGAGAAAAACCCTCCTGAAAAGGAAGGTGTGCTCTTTCGAGATGTAGCGGAACAGTGGTATCAGCGCAAGATTGCATCAGGTCGTTCAGCGAACACACTGGAACAGATGCGACGGTATCTGGATGGGGATGTCTACCCAGTTATCGGGGATAAGGAGCTGACTGCGGTTACGCGCTGGGACTGTACCGAGATCCAGCGACGACTGGAGCGGCGTAAAGCGCTCAACATTGCCAAAAAGGTGCGTTCCTGGATAAGTCAGATATTCTCTCAAGCCATTGCAGAGAACCTGTGCGATCTGAATCCAGCCAGTGAGTTGCGGCATATTGCTGAGAAAGCGCCGGAAACCAAGCACTATCCGTACTTACTCGAAGACGAGTTACCTGCGTTCTTCAAAGCACTTAATGCTTCGCCTTCTCGTCAGATTACACTGACACTGGTTCGGTTGGTGATATTGACAGCCTGTCGTCCGGGTATGGCTCGACTGGCCACTTGGGATGAATTTGACCTGAAAAACGCCTTATGGGTAATTCCAGCCAAACGCATGAAAATGCGACGGGATCATATCATTCCGTTGTCTACGCAAGCGGTGGCGTTATTACGTGATCTGCATGAACTGACTGGTTTGTCTACGTATGTGTTTCCTGGGAATGGCTCAATTCACCCGACATTGAGCGAAAACACAATCAATCAGGCACTGCGCCGGATTGGCTACAAGGATAAATTGACAGGGCATGGCTCTCGCCATACGGCAGCGACGCTGCTTCGTGAACATGGGTGGCCCAGAGACTATGTTGAAACACACCTGGCTCATATCGAAAAAGGGGTAGCAGGTGTGTACAACAAAGCCCAGTATCTGAAGCAACGCCGCGAAATGATGCAGTGGTATGCGGACTATCTTACTGCATTGGAACAGGGAACTCCGGTTCCACCGGATCCGGTTTAAGCCGGAACAGCGCGAGACATAACCAGCTCGCTGTAGGCGTAGATGTCTGACAGTCGGAAACGCACCGGGGAGAACTGGGTCGGCTTTTCTTTAAAGCCTTTCGGGAAGTCTGGATCATTTTTCCGACGCAGATCCAGTTCTGAAATGCTAATGCCCAGGATGTTAGCAGCTTGGGCTTTACCGATCTGAATGTACTGAGGGTCAATGCCGTTAAAGTTCATTGTAATGCTCCTTCGAAAAAGCCCCTGTAAAAGGGGCTTATCGTTGTATGTTTACGGGTAAGTCCAAAGGAGCTTACCTGACAGAGTGTTATTCCAGGTGTCGTAGTACGTGGGTGTTGCTTCTTTACTGCGTTCCCAATTCTTACGCCGTACTTTGAAGCCGACTGGCTTATCCAGACAGTACGTCTTCTTATCCGGGCCTGTCGTAAAGGGAATATACGCAGGCACCTGAATCAGCAGTGGACAATCAACTGGAGGCAGTTCTTTGTTCCAATGCGTGATCAGGTGGATGTCATGTACGACACTTTCTACTGATGGGTACACGATCAATATTCTCCGCGTGTCAGGGCTGCCCAGCTAACCGGATAAAGCGGTGCGATGATCTCATCGACCTGTTTTGCCAGTTCCTGGATTTCCTTTTGAGCATGGCTGTCGCTGCGCTGATTGTAGAAATTAGCGTAAGCGTACAGTGAACCAGTCCAGACCCAATTCACTTCGGTGCCCTGAGGCAGGAAAAAACGGGCCTGTTCAGGGCAGATGCCAGCTTCAATAGCGCCCAGGTAATTATTCACAGCGGCTTCACAGGTGCTGCGGTAATTCTCCATCCAATACTCATTGTCTTCGTGTGGCTCGTCAGCAGAGCCTTGCTTCACGTTGGCTGCTGCTTTGCGGAAGTACTCCGGGAAGAAGAACTCTGGTTCGGTCTTGATGTAGCGGCGTGACTCTTCTGACTCCACAAGGCCAATTTTGTGTTTGAAAGCCTGTCGGGCAATCGGTACCGGCGCCTGCATTCGCAGTGTGATATGGGGGTGTCCAAACGGTACCCAATGCTCAGGAATATTTCTCAGGTAGACCGCGAGTTCACGCAGCTGATCGAAGTCCTTGGCCAGCCCCATTTTAGTAATAAGGGCTTCCCAGTCATCCGTTTTCATACCACGTGCCAGAAAACGCACCAGTTTATGGTTATCTTCATCAGAGAATTGAGACGCCAGTTTACCGAATGACTGGCGGGCAAAATTGGCGACGTCGTTATCAGTCAGGTAGTGAGAAATGTATTCTGCTTTCATTGTACAGCCTCCCGCAGGTGTTCAGTGGTAATCAGTACACCGTAGAGTGTGATTGCATCACAGTGCGGTACGAGTGCCACCGGCAGATAGAAATTGAGTTCGTCAATCAGCTGCTGCATCTCATCACGGGTAACGTGGATATACTTGATAGAACGATTTTCTTGGCTGGCTTGTTTGATGACATCTTCAACCTGTTCCAACATGCTACGAGTAAAAACTACTTCCATTTGATACTCCTGATAAAAGACTGGTTTCGTTACTGACGTCATCTTCGTAATCCCAATCATCTACACGATCAGGATGACTGTGGTGACGTATACTTTTTTTAAGTTGTTGGAGATACCGCTGTTTTTCTACAGCAGCCTCCTGTTTGAGAAGATGATATTCAGTATCGTCCTCATAGATGTGCCTCATCATGTCCTCCTACCGGAATGACAATAAAACGCGGAACCCGTTGGACATTTATAAGCGTCGGGGTGGTTACGTCTGCCCAATCCTTATAGAGATCCGCCAAGCTCATCTCAGGTAGTGGTTCTTTCTCAATGTGTTGCTCAGCTAACCATTCGTTAATGTGTGAAGCAGCTGTGGTGTGAGAAATACCATATTTATGAGCCAGTGAACGTAGTGATATGCCGTCTTCCAGTAGCTGCAGGATGATGTCCCGATCCTCTACAAAAGACTTTACAGCTTCAATGCGAGGGTCTTTTCTTGGAGGCAATCCAAGGCGCCGCCGTACTCGGCACAGATTGCTTTTTATGTACTTCGGCGTGGTTTTGAAATGCTTGGCAATATCATTCATTGAAGTGTGTGCGTAATACATGTCCAGCATGGTTTGCACACGCGGCGATACTGAATGCTTTTTAGGCATGGTGAACTACTTGACTCGACGTGAAGCTAAGCGCTTAAACGCTTCCAGGTCTGCTTCCAGTTCGTAGGGCTGGTCGTGCAACACAAAACGTTGTTGCCCCATCTGAGCAATGACGGAATCGGATGTGATGGTGATCGATGTACCTGTCCCTAAATACTGACGGAGCCGACGAATCGATTCCGCAGCATGGGACAGGGGATTAATGAAATATGTCATCAGGATCCCCGTGCGTGTACAGCTGCCTGGGCCATGAGTCCAAAGTACGCTGCACCGTCTTCATAATTGTCTAGTTTGAAATCGCCTTGCTGGCTTCGTACAGCCTTCAGGAGCACCATAAACAACCACCCTTGTTCATCGGTCAGGGTGTGGCCTGTAATGGCATTGAAGGCAGCTACGGTTGCAGGAATGGAGTTCTCTCCATCAGGTGAATCGTAGGTAGCGGCACGATCTTTCATATGATCGATGCCTTTTTGCAGGACGGCGATTGGGATGTTCAGGTGTTCCATTAAGCGCGTCCTCGCTTACGGTCGCGTTCCCAATCCATTGCACAGTCCGGGTCGCAGAATAGCTGCTGAGAGTTATGCAGGGGTTCTGAGCACCAATGACAGCAGCCCACCGGCAGCAGCTCTCGCGGCTGATTGCGGATCGCATCGGTGCGCAGCTTCAACAGGGTTTCTTCGGTGTCAAAGGTATTTTCAATAAAGTCAGGCATGAGATCCTTCCATAAACAGCTTAGGAAAATCACGGAAAGGGAGTCGTAACGCTTTGGTACTGATCGAGCCCCACATCCCTGCATCTTGTTTGTCGATGAATGATTGACAGGATGTCAGCAGGTCATTCTCAGTATGGCGGGAAATTGAGACGTTCAGCTTGAGTGTTTTGCACCGGTTATAGACCGAGTGTATTGGACGTCCTAATTTTTTTGAGATGACTTCAATTGGTTCGTTAGCTTGAACCAGACTCTTTAATCGCTTGTCCGCTTGACGTGTCCAACGCTTATGATCAGGGCGTGGAATAATACTAATGCCTAAATAACAGGCACGTTGCCGGACAGCATTACCAGTACGTCCCAGAATTTCAGCAATAGCTACTGAGCCAATACCTTGTTTGGCTAATTCCATTAGTAGCTCATCGTCTTCTGGTTTCCAGACTTTCATGTAGCTCGCTCTCCCCGATAAACAGCACCAGTCTCTGGGTCTTTATACCGGTCAAATGCTCCAATGGAGTCAAATATCCGATATGCCTCTTCTTCTGAAAAATCGTAACCAAAAGGAGAAGCAACCCAAGCGGCGCCTATATACCATTTTGAATTCATTCGCTTAATGACCTGCTGATGCTGGTCTTCTAAAAAGGGAATGAGATCGGTTTGGTAATAATAATCAGGGGATATAACGATGTCACCCATAACAAAGTTTTCGCCGTCTTTTTTACCCAGCGCAGCCAGATAAACAGACCATTTGTATGGGAGTGTGGTAATGAGCGAGTAGTTTATTGAATGAACAACTTCTCGTTTAAGGGTTTTTCGATTGAGTAATATGCAATTCGGTTCTCCTGTTGTATAGGCGATAACACTGTTTTTGAGTAAGTGCTGTGCAAGGAGTCGTTTTCGCTTATATGGACTATGCCCTTTACGTTTGTTTGACATGATTCTCTACTACATGAATCAATTAATAAAAAGCCCTGCATTGCAGGGCTATTGACGAGTATTGCGGCGCAACCGTCGGAGACGGGCTAAGCGGCTTTAGCTGATTCTGCGCCTTGACAGATATTGAGGATTTCATCCTCAGTGGCACCATTGGGTAGCGTGATTTCCTGTGCCCAACTGGGGTAGAACACAGACAGCTCGCCGCCCAATTTCACCTCTGGATGCTTGATTTCCTCCAGCTCCTGCCACTGCATACATTCCACTAAGTTGTCGTTCAACCATTTCATGACACTCAGATCATCTTTCACCATGAAATACTGGGCATCGTGAATGTGTGCAATGGGCCGAATCAGCAACCGGTGAGGGCTATTGAAAGTCCGTTCCTGCAGATCAATAGCCGCACGGTTATTCAGCAAGCCATAGGACTGACCCAGTGCGTTACCGGCTGTCCTGGCTTCAGCTGAGGCTTCGTAAGGAGTATTTGAATGCCCAAGAATGACTTGTTTCAGTAGCGGTGTACGTAAACGTAAACCAAAGGCTACTGTGACATAGCCGTCTTTAGATGCCTGCTGAAGTTTGCCTTGTACCCACTCATCCGATTCGGCGTACATTTCATGGTAAGCCGCTTCGATCCGCTTGGCTTTCTCTTCTGGCCAACCCAGGTTTTTCATCATGCCATGATAGGTACCTCCGTATGTCAGCAGGAAGGTCGGTGCTTTGGAGTCTTGTCTAAGATCCGGGTATTTGTCTTTGATACTGTTAATGGACTCTGCTGTTTCTTTAATGTCCGGCATCTGATCCCCGAAGTAGTAGTAGGCACGTAAGCAGTGACCATCGTATCCTTCGGTATACACACGTAGCTTATTGGTGTCCTTAGTGGTCAGTGCGCTGATGCGATCTTCCAGTGACGCAAAGTCAGCGCCACAGAACAACCATCCTGGGGGTGCCTGAAAACAGGACTTGATCAGCTTGGCGTAGCGGGAACCGGTTGACGGCAGGTTCTGCAGATTCGGGCCGGATGAACTTAATCGACCGGAAACCGTACCGCCCAGATTGAAATTCCCGTGCAGGTAATGCCAGCCATCTTCTTTCTGAACAGCTTTCTCCATTGCAGTAATGAAGGTACCCAGGATCTTGTCAGCTTCAAAGAACCGCATGAGTGTCTGAAGCAGCTCAATGTGCGCTTGGTTGTCGGTATGGTTTTGTAGCTTCTTGAGCGTCTTGGCACCTGTTGCCGGTTGCTTGGAATCGGTCAGATCCAGAACAGGTAACTGGAGTTGTTCGTACAACAGCACCTGAAGTTGCGGAACTGAGTTGGGATTAAATGCCACCTTGGGAAAGGTTGCACGATCCTTGGGCTGAATCTTGTCTGGATTATTTGCCTTGGCTTTACGGCTTTCGTAGTCACTAACCCAGGCCCGTTCGGTCAAGGTGTACTCCAGTTGCTGGATCATCGGACTGCTTGTGAAGTACTGGTTACATTTCGCAATCTCGTGTTCCAGTTCTTTACGCGCCTCTTTGACCTTCTCCATATTCAATGGCATTCCGGTCAGCTCCATCTGCAAGATGACAGCGACAGAGGGCAAGAAAATGTCCTGATACACCGATTCCTGCTGGTCAGCCAGCATCGTCGGATAGTGCTTGGTGAACACATACCAGGTGGACAGGCAGTCTACCAGGTTGTACTCCAGCAGATCCGAGAGAGGAATCTGCGTGATGTCATCGATACTGTCTTGAGCATAGTTGCCTGCAAACTCGTGGGCCTGTTCTTTCAGGCTCAGTTTGTTACCGGCAGTGGAATTGGTTGCCAGATACGTGATGAGCTTGGTGTCATGGAATCGCCGGGTCATGATCTCGATGCCCCGTTGCTTACCTTCTTCATCCAATAAGCTGCGCATCCATAGACTGTTGATGATCACCTTCATGTCGAAGTTGGCGTTATGCCAAATGAGGGTGCCTTGGTAGGTTTCAAAGAACTCCTGCAACAGGTGCTCAACAGCCAGATCACGGATCCAGCTGACACTTGAACTCAGGCGATTGGTGTTCACACCAAAGGCAATACCGTTGTGCTGATCCCACGCAAAGGCGATAGTGGCAATACCTGATTCCCAGAAATTCAGGGAATAGGTTTCAATGTCACATGCCAGCATCGGGTGCTGATGCAGCCGCTGCAGCTGCTCTTTAATCTCTTCAATCGTTTTCGGATAGGCCGCACTGTGAATGATGTTCTGACCCAGCTCGGTGTAAGTGCCGGACATCAGGGATGCCAGTGCTTGAACAGACAGGTCGATCTTGGTTTGTAGCTCAGGGTTATAGAACAGTCCCTGATAGTTAGCTGTCAGGACAACCTGAAGGTGTTCATAGCCTGATACTGCACAAGGCAAGGCATACCCGTAATGCGGTTCCGCCTTGCGTTGCTTTGTCAGCGTTTTGAAATAAGCGCTATCCGCAACAAACAACATCTGCACACCCAGACAATCCAAGGATTTCAGCAGCGTACCTAGATAAGACTTCTGCAGTGAAGCAGGTGCCTTGTTGTTCTGATACGCCAGACTGAATGCGATGATTTGATCGGGGGAAACCCCTTGCTGTTGCAAGGGGCTGACGTAGTGCTCATGCAGCGCACGTTGGTTTAACGCAGACTCTTTAATCAACAGGGCCGTTTTATAGGTACCTGTCTGTGAAGGTTGGAAAATAACGTGGCGCATAGTGTTACCTTACTCAAGCGGTAAAATTATTTCAGTACTCGTGTGCATATCAAAATCACCGGGGCTACCCAGTTCTTCTATATCACCCTGTTCTTCACCTACCCGAATAAACCCAAACGGAGGATCTGGGTACTGCTCGTTCAGTTTATTTAAGTAATCAGTCACTTCACACACTTCAGGGAAGTCGTCATACCATTTGGTGTACGGAAGAAACCAGTATACAGCGTCATCCTTTACCAGATCAGGTTCCTTTTTAAGTAAGGTAGGCAGTTTGTTTTTCAGCAACTGATCTTCAAGGTATTGTTCTTTTGTCAGCGCAATAGCGACTGATGAATAGTAACCCATAGCTACCTCGTAATTAGGTTAATGACCAGATTTTCTTTAATCAGCTGCTCATCGTTTTCATGCCGTTGCTTAAACGCCACCAGATCAGGTTCAGAAATAGTGCGAGGATAGTAATCGCACTGTTTTTTGATGGCTTGAGGCATTTGACTATGCAGTACGTCGGGTAATACCAGAAAGAGATCGGAAGGGGATTGGCACAGGTTCAATGCCTGTACCAAATAACCGTGTACAGGTTGCTGATGTTCAATCTCCCATTGATTCCGTTCGTTTTTCCACGCAGTCAGGTCATCCTGCAATGTAGGGTGAAGTCGATTAGGTGCGAAGTAGGTATACCCGTAGTTTCCATACATGGAATGGAAAAACATGTCATCCCGATAAAACAACTTGTACGTTGTCTTATTCTGGAGTTGATCGTTTGTTTCAATGATCTTATCCATGCGTTGGGTAAACGTCTGAAGTGGAACGGAAAATATGTACTGAAGGAAATGGTCGATCATTTCCTTTTTGAAGTTAGGCGGAAATCGGTAGCGGGACATGAATACCTCCGTATTTTTCAGGCAACTGCCCATACAGAATGACTCGTTCGGATGCTCGTGAAATAGCGACATACAGCATACGGGCTACTTCGGAGGGTACGTTGCATCGACCGATATCAGACAGGTCAATGAAGACTTGGCGATAGGTACTGCCTTGGGATTTATGAACGGTACTGGCGTGCAGGGGACGCAGGTCTGCCCAGGTCTCCTTTGCAGAAAAGTACTGTAACCATGCGCGCATCTTGGCTGCGCGACGAAGAAAGGTTTTTACCTCATTCTGGCTGTAGGGCATCCATACTGAGATGCCCCCGTTCAGCTCCAGCGCAATACCGTTAATGCGATGATCCCAAATATCCGGGTAATATTGGGAATACTCACACTCAACGCCGGTAACGGTGCAGTGCGCATCCGTTGAGAGGACTGTTCCATCTTTCTGAATAATAATGGGCTTATTCGTGATAAGGCGTTCACCCAGATGGACGGGCGCGGTGTGACCCTGCAACTGGCGTACATAGTCGTTGTACTGGTTCACCCGATCATTCGTCCATGCCAGGATGCGACAGGCATTGTCATCATGTGAGGGTGACTGATATGCCTCATCGATCAATGCCTGAAAATCCGGGCCATTCACATGCAGCAGCTGTTTACCGTCAATTGGCAGTTCTGTCGGAAAGGTTCCGGTGATAACTGCCTGTCGGTACAGATCAGCTGTTTCTTTAATCAGTCCCTGATTGCGATGTACTTGGGTCAGTTTGACTTCAGGGATACTGCCATCGAAAACCGGGGACTTTTGTCCGCCCAGCATACTCAGCTGGTACGGATCACCGATCATCAGAATTTTGCACTGGTAGGTTTTCTTGCGCAGGTAATCCAGGATCTGGTAATTCATGAAGCTGGCTTCATCAACGATGATCAGTGCATGGCGATACATTGACGGGCCTGATCGTGTCGGCTTCAGTACCTGACCACCGGTTGTAAGATCATTTTCGACTTTCAACCCTAGCAGCTGGTAGATTGTTTTAGGCTCAGTGCCTGCCAGCTCGGCAATTACTTTGGCCGCTTTATTGGTAGTCGCGGTGACGTGAATAGCCAGTGACTGATCTTTCGGCGTATTCAACAGCACTTTCAGTAACTGTTCCTGCTGCCGCGCCAATTGCAGCAGGTGAAGGGTCAGTGTTGATTTTCCTGTCCCGGCAAACCCACTGATGACCAGTTCGGACTTGCCAGGATCCAGCATGAAATCCATGAAAGCATCAGCAGCGGCTTGCTGATCACGAGACAGTTTAAGCATTAAGCAACCTCTTGGGTCAGGTCTTCCGGCAGGTCATCTATCGATACATTGAGCAGGTGAGCCAGCTTGTGGCGCTCATACTCATTGCGGGAGATGATCTCAGTGCCGATATGGTGGGAGTAGGGACGAATTTTTCGGTCTACCAGCATCTCAGCTTTGCGCAGGCTTTTGAGGAAAACGAGACCGTCTTCAAAAGGCAAAACAAGATTTGTAGACCAATCCAGCCGAATAACCATGTAGTTATCCGGCGTGGGTTCAACTTTGCGTTTAGAGCGGGTATTCGATGACTTTGCCATAGCCATAAGTGAATCCTTCGTTTGAGTGAATAATCCAGATGATCGGGATGCCAGGATCCAGGTCATACACATGGAAATGCCCGTCTGTGAAGATCAGCATGACTTGCGGTTTATGCTGTGCTGCCCAGTCAATCACTTGACGGATATTGGTACCACCGCGTCCTGTAAATTTGATTTGAGACACGGACTGATCCTGAGTGAGTTCGTGTACATCACGGATGCGTATGTCGAAATCAATCACGGTCAGCTTTTTGGGACGCAGGGACTGGTGGATATCGTTGATCTCAGACAGGAATGCCTGAAATTGCTGATCGGTGACAGAGCCAGATGTATCCACTGCAACGGCAATGGAATCCAATCCTTCTCCGTACAGCGTGGGTAGATAGACATCCGGCAGAAATCGACGGTTGACCCTTTTGAAGCTGTAATCCTCAGGTGCCATTGCGTGTAGATAGTTCTGCAGAATAGTGCGCCACGGCAGCTTCGGATTCAGCAGTTTCTGTAAGGCAATTTCGACTTCACCCGGAATGGTACCGGGCTTGTCTCCCTGCAGTTTGGATTGGGTCGCAGCCTTGACCAGGATTTGGGTAATTTCCTGCTCGGCCTGCTTCATGCCGTCCGATGTGCCATCACCGGCAGGCTCCATATCCACCTGAAAATCATCCGGTAGACCGTTCCCACTATCGTCGCCACTGGATTGATCTGACGCACCATCGGGGAATTCCTGCTCCAGAATGGTATACACCTGTTCTGAAGACATGCCTCTGAACCGCTTGTCCCACAGGCCATTGGGCGGTAGCTCAAAGCCACGATCCAGCAGCATCAGATTGATGACATGATCAGTGGCCATGTTCCAGATGCGGAAATCACGATTGCTGATCCGCAGCATGTGCTGGTAAGCCACATGACACACCTCATGTACCAGCAGACCTACCCGTTGGGGTTCTGTCAGTTTTTTGAACCATTCCGGGTTCACCTTCAGGAATTTTCCGTTGGTACAGGCCGTTGGAATGGCCTCGTCCCAGGAAAATTTGAGTGAAAACAGAATGGTCGAAAAGAACACAGAATCCGGTTTAGACATGACACCAACCTTTGCGCGGTTGATGATGCGGTCGAGTTCTTTCATGCGATGTCCTTGCAGTTGAGTAGTTGCTTAGCGAGATACCGCTTTCCGTATTCCGCTTGGTTATCCCAATCGGGTACTTCGCACAGATCCGCCATGTACTGGGTTTCTTTACGGATGGCTGCCGCTAACGCATCGTCATCCGTATGGTCGGCAACCAACGATTTGAGCGTGTCATAGTCCAGTTGCAGCTCGTCATCGTAATAGCTCCTTTCGATGGCAGAACCATCGGGCAGAAACCGTAGAGAGTACGTTCCAGATGAGATGACTTCTCCAGTTTCCCAGTAACTGTCGTAGGCAATGCCTGCCTGCCTCAGCTCATCGAGAAATAGGAGATAGCCATTACTGACTTCGTAGAACATGAACTCCGCGACCCCATCATCACGTACCCTGACGTCACCGGGTCTGAAGTACAGTTTCCGAGCAATACGTTCTGCTTCATTAGCGACGTCTTTAGGGACACAAAGGTAGGTTGTTACACGGTCGCTCATAGGTGCCTCCTCAGAACAATTCCTGTGCATTTTTAGCGATCCACTTGCGTACAGCCGGGTTCTGGCTCAGTGCAGGATCGCGACCAATCGCCGTGCGCAGGGTGATGATTTGGAATTCAACCGGCATCCGCTCCACGAACTGCATCAGCGGCTCGATGTTGTCTGCATTACAGGACGAGCCAATGGCGCCTGTGATGGCAAACTGAATGGAGGGTTCTTCCGGTACTTCGATACCGGTCGGGTTGCTGACGATCTGTTCGATGCTCGGCAGATCCTGGAAAATCTGACAGAACTCGAAGAACTCGTAAGCAGTCCCTTGTGAGATGGTGCCTGCCAGCAGCGGCAGTTTGCTGTGCGGGATAGCATCCCACTGCTTGATCAGACGTGACGTGAATTCCCATGTGCGGGCACAGGGGAACGTCTTGTCATTATGATCCGGGTTGAACTGGTGCAGGTGTTCCGGTCGCCACTGAATGTACGAAATGACACGATGATCAATGCCATTCTTGGCAGCCCATTTCAGCCAGGATTCGTGATCAGCTTCCAGCTGCAGGTGGACCAGTCGAGACTGCATCGCTGTGCTGATGCGGTTGACGATGGCGTTGTCGGTATCCAGGTTGCCAGCACAAACAATGGCTACTTTGTCATGCAGCTTGTGCTGACCAACCTGGCGATCCAGTACGAGCTTGTACCTTGGTGTTCAACGAGGGTCGTTAATCCTCGCCCGTGATGCTTGGATCAAAGCATCACTGCTGCATATTTCTATGCAGAGCAGACCATATCAACCTCTCCACCATAACGTGCTGAGAGGGTCACCGTTTCGACTCACTTGAGCCTACACCTTGCCAAAGGTTGGTCGTTGGGCATTTAAGGGAAGTTACGGATACGTTGAGTATCTCCTATTTCGTCAAGTAGATAATCTACATAACGCGCAGCTTCTTCTTCTGTATGGAAAGTTTTCCAACCATAACTGGATTTTCCGTTATGGCGAATAGATGCTGCCCATCGTTTGACGGCTTTAGGGTTTTTAACGTAGGTAACATTTCTGAATCTTGATTTGCCTTGTTTTGGAGCTAATCCAGTTGCTACAGCATGAATCTGATTGTGCGATGGATTAGATACCTCAAGGTTACTGACAGCGTTATTTAGTTTGTTTCCGTCAATATGATTCAGTTCTGTACCTTTTACGAAACCTGGAATAAAAGTCATTGCTACCAGTTGGTGTACTGTGTATGTCTTGGGGCTTTTAGTGCCTTGTGACAAAGCAATGATGGCGTATCCCTTATAATTGAGCTGCTGTTTGAGCAGCTTGCCTTTCATCAATCGAGTACCGCCTTTGCATTTCACTCTTCGTGTAATGCTACGAACTCTTCCTAAAGAAGAAATTTCGTATTTTTCGGAGTACCCAGGGATCGCTTTCCAGATTTCGCCCATAACTTCACCTATTTAGCAACGGGTTGTCTTCTGGCTTGTATTGTATTACAAGCTGGTCAGAGTTTCCCGTTTTAGGTGACTTTAGACATGGGATTTCTCCCATGAATGCCTATGGTGTTAAGCGGCGGCTTGCACTGCCATCGGGGCTGAGTTGAATTCATCGAGGAACAGCAGCCATCCTTGCTTGCCTTGCGGCACTTCATCCGTTGACAGCGGGAAGGTGCTCATCGGAGCATAGCTGGCTTTATCTGATGAGTTGTCGATGCGGGGGAACCCTAAAAGGTCAGTCGGGTCACACTGGCTCAAGCGCATGTCAATGACTTCCAGCCCGTATTCATTGGCCAGCTGATGGACGATGGATGACTTGCCGATGCCTGGTGAACCGGTCAGAAACGGAACCAGTTTGGCGCGCAGACAATCGGTGATCAGTTCGTAGGCAGCTTCGGAATTAACAGTGAGAGTGCTCATAAGGAATTCCTTTTATTAAACAGGAGGAGTGAATAGGGGATAGACTGAAAAAGGTTTACCAGTCGACAACGTAAAAAACGGCTCGACCTTCTTCAATCAGATTCATTAAATTCGGGATGATGTGCTTTTTAAGCACACGCTCTTGTTTGATGTAACCAGTACTGCTAGGCCAGTTATCTGCCTTTTTCTCTTTGGTTCGCGTGTCAACGAACCAGCCTTGCACCAGTCCCATAACTAAATCTCTTTCTGGTTTAACCAGTTAGGATTTTGTTTAATGCCGATTGGTTTTGGAGGAGATCGTTTGTCGATAGTTGTTTAACAAGACTATCTACTGTTTTTTCAGTTATATCCTCTATGGCTGCATTAAGTTTTCTTCTAAGAGTGTTTTCGAACTGTTTTTCAATTCCCTGCATTAAAGATTGGGCGATAGCTTTTTTAGGCAGTCTTTTAATGCCGGTAATGATCAGATTGTCTGCCCATTCTTTAAATGCTTGCTCTACCTTACTATTAATGTACTGCTGGGCAGCAGATGCCTTTTGATTATTTTGAAGTTCCCAACGCCCCCACCGGTTATCAAAACCCAGCAGACTCAATGCTGCGCTTTTAAGATCTTCGTTCAGTATTTCATGCACTCTTTCTTTTATGTCTTCATCAGAATGCCGATCCATCCATTCAGCAACAGCTTCTTGCTGAATTGAGAGAATATATGCTTTGAGTTCGTCAAATGTTTTAGGTACGGGCTTTGTATTGCGCATATTGAACCTTTTTAATCAACTCGTTAATCAGTGTGTTGTGGTAAATGGCCAGGGCACTATGGACTTGGTTACTCGGGACATCCAAAAGAATGTGCATATCAATATAGTGCTTGGCTTCCTCCAGACTATCTTTTGTCTGGAAGGTACTCAGTTTCTGTTCTTCCAGTGTTTCAATGAGTGATGTCATGTACTGTCTTTAGAAAAAAAAAACCTCCTACCTGACAAGCAGATAGGAGGGGTTGAAGGGGGAACTTAGGATATCGGCTGTATATAGCCAAAAATGTGAGAAACAGGCTATTTAGAATACCGTTACTGTAAATCAGGTAATCTATAGCCTGACACCCGGAGCGGGTGCCGGAGGCACCCTTTGTCCAAGGCGTTGCTTATGACAGGGCGTAATTGCTGTTGCGGATCTTGTGTGCGATGTCTCCGTATTTCTGCAGGCGGACAGGCTTATTGAACAGCTGAGTCAGAATGTAATCCAGCAGATCGCTTTCAGCCAGTTCTGCCAGCATCTCTTTGTACCAGTACCGGACATGATTCATGTAGTTCGGATGGCACTTGAAGCAGTCATGTACGCAGATGATCGGGAAGGGCTTGTAATCGAGCATGGTCAGCAGAATCTCTTTCAGCTTCTTGAGATAGCTGGGAGCACACTGATCCAGTCGATCAAACCAGTCTTCTGCATAGCGGACAGTTACGAAGGTTGTGTTGGGCTTACCGTTGTCTTCCTTCTCATTCAGCAGCTCGTCGATGCGAGCAAGGGCTTTGTGAACCTGTTCGGGATCGTAGTTGCAACGGCGGTTCATCTCGCGTACCAACATACCATCGATGCTGTGTACGACGTTCGCCGCATTCGAAAGACCATCACGCTGTTCTTCCCCTGTCTTGGCTTCATAGGCATTGGTGCTGATGTTCTCGTAGAAGCGGTGCGTAAAGCTGGCATGATCCAGTTCATCCACTTCAATGCGAATATCGACCGGATAGGTCACTTTGCACCGTGCATGGAAGCCATCAGGCATTGACCATTCATGCTGCAGGGCATCCCGATTCCAGGTGCTGAGAAGGATTTCCATCAGCTCACTGGCCCCAGGTGCCAGTTCCCACAGCATGGTATAGAACGCCTGAAGTTCATCAGTACCTTCACCGAACAGTTCAATGGGTTTTGCCTTTGACCCATAAAAATGGGTCATCATGGCAGCCTTGGTGTCTTTGCGTGAGACATCGACACTGTTGCCCAGCAGCTTTGCCATGTACTGGGTACCGTCAGTATACGCATCCGCACGCCGATCAGGATCGATCAGGCCGGTCAGATCGCAAGTCTTCTCGCAGTTCATCAGGGCACCCATGATCTGCATACCGGAGCTGCACGCATCGAATGCCACCATGTACCCACTGGCCTCGCCTCGATGCGCTGCGCGAATGGTGTTGACGGCTTTGATATACAGGATTGGCTCATCAGCCTCATCCATCAGGTCTTCCAGATGATCGAAGTGGTCTTTGACCCACTGGATACGGTCACTGAACAATTCCTTGTCCAGTCCGTAGTGGTTTGCGCAGTCGATCAGCAGGTATTCGTAACCAGTGAAGAGTTGCATGGTCATGCGTCCTTATCCTGTTGAATGAGTTTAAGTAACTGAGCCTCTTTGAGATGGGCTTCCAGTTGATTCAGATGTTCTTGAATGGCAGGTCGGCTAATCGGTGAAGTGGTTTTGTACAGGTATGTGAAGAAGTTAATTTCTTGCTGGATTGCCTCTATTTGATCCTCTAAAGGGACATCATCACCGATTAGCGAACAAAGATTCTTTGGGTGGTGTGTACCGCTAGACATGTCGTTTCTCTCTTGGTTTCATGGGTGGAAGGCCCAATACCAGACGTTGCATCGCACGCTGTTGCATTCGCTCTTCTAAAGAACAGAATTGGTGTGTCACGGGATCCCGTTCCATTTCATCTTGTCGAGCCAGTAATTCGTTATTGAATTCTTCTACCCAGAAGTCTTGGAAATGCGTCCATCACGTATGTGCACCAAAGCACCCATTTTTATACTGGTTCAGTATGTTCTGGATGTGGCGTGTTTCCATTGAATACAACGGATGCTCTGTCCTGTCTGCACTAATCCAATAGGGTTCATATGGGCTGGTAGTTGGATCATATGCGCGCATAGCTGCTCCTATGGCGTACCTGATCCAATCCATTAATCAGGCACACCTTGAATCACTTCCTTCTCATACAGATCCACAATGGCTTTGCGGAAACTGTTGCCTTGAGTATTGACGTGATATCCGCGTGCGTAGGTACGGCCACGCTTGTCTACGCCGTGCGTCAACCAGAACTGGTTGCCTTGCTTGACCAGATCGACGTAGACCTTGTAGGAATCACGAACCATCGTTTCCCACTTTTCCTGTCGATCCTTCAGCTCAACTTCCCAGCTCATACCGGGATTCCTGGCTTGCCACTTGGCACGCTTCTCCGGGGAGTCGAAGTCAACAGGCGGTTCGCTGTAACGCTTCAGCAGTTCAACATCCAGTGTCAGCGGCACCTGGTTAAACTTGTTCAGGCTATCGAGGCAGATGTCACCTTCATGGAAGTTGTCACTGCCCAGAATCAGTGATTCCTTCTTGGCCAGATAGCCTGAGTCGTAGTTGGAGCGGACTTGACGTGGCCGACAGATCATCGGCGGCAGGAATTTGACCTGCTCGATGAGACGTACCAAGTGCTCGGGCAGCTCGTAGTTACAGACGATCTGCAGCGAGTCGTACTTTTCCTGTTTGTAGATGGTGTACGCATCCAGTTCCTGCAGAACAGCCAGTATCTCCGCAGCTGTCTTGATGCCATCGGCCTTGTTACTGAAGCCGAGGCTAACTGCCACTTGCCCAACGACATTGGTAAACAACATCGGAGTCTGCACAGGCAGAACAGTGATCAGGATGTCTTTGACCAGTTCTGTAAAGCTCAGATCAGCCAACAGCTGAACACGTCGCTGCTTGGATGCGTAATACTTCGGCGCCTTATCCACGTATGCCTGCAGCAGATCAGTGCCCTGCTGGATCAGCTCATCCATACCCGGCGTCTCATCGATCTCTTTGCGGATCGCTTTACGCACGTTGGTTTTAGAGTAGACGCGTTCAACCGCTAACTGTGCGTCCACAGCGTTGATCATAGGTGCTTGCATGAGACAGTTCCTATAGCTTTGTGAGAGAGGCATTCTGGTGCGAGGAAGGGAAATGGAAGGGGTAAATCTAAAATCGCTTAGACAGCGATCTGAAGCCCTGAATCAATATCTCGATAATCATCCCATTCTGTCTTTTCGTACTCGATTTCGTCGAGTTCTATCGGTGCCCAGTAAAGATCATCGATCTGATCAAACAGGATCTGGTCGATTTCAAAAATCTCATCGTCGAATTCACAAAAAGGCATGACGTAATCCTCACTCTTTCACAAGATTCTGTAACTTGATAATGGAAAGCACGTCATTCAGTTCTTCTAAAAATTTCTTGTAATTGTCTTCGGAATGTACAGGGCATTCATGACACGGAACTCTAATACAATTAGATTCGTCACATAACGGTGAAAGGGAATTATCCGACGCGTTATAGAAGGCGCCTCTTAACAGATTTGGATCAGTCTGATTGAGTATTTCGATGAATCTTTCAAGGTGCATAAATAATTACTCCACGTATTGATTACAGACACCTTGTTTAACAAGTCCTGCATAATCAGGATGTATTCGGTCGAAGTAATTTTGACAGTAAACAGCTTCTGCCATGACTTCATCGGTATAAGTAATGGATGACACGAGGACATACAGTCCTACTGCAATCAGAAGAAGGAGTATGCGCATAGGAATACCTTTTGTAATGGGAGAAGACCGCACGGAGGTGCGGCTATGAACAAGAAGAGGTTATTTAGAATCAAGGCACAGAATGAATGACTATTCCTATGCCCTGATTCTGTGAAAGTGGAAGATATATAATCACTTAGAAGGTATTTCCGTAGTTAATCACTACGCCTTCTAATCCCTTCGCATCTGCTAGATCGATCATGTGCTTGGTGCCTTTACTGATTCCATCCCAGAACACCATCGCATGGGTTGCCTTGCTGGCCATTAGCTCATTGCGCTTATAGCCTGCACTTTTCCCGAAGCGATCCCAGTCAGCCGGATACCTTTCCAGCTTCAATCCGTATTCCTGTGCGAAGCGTTCACCTAACCGATCCGCTCCACGGGCTGTACCACTGATGATGGTGATGTTCTCAGTGCTGTCCGTAACCGATTCCAGATAAGCCTTCAGCTCTCTCTCCAGTAATGCATAATCACTGAAGTCTCTGGATCCGGCTACGATAATGCGGATCTCTTTTGCCTGGTTCATTGTCTCTGGCTCCTTTGGTATAGCTTCCACCTTGGTTTTAACTACGACAAACGAAATACGGAATTACGGTAGCCGCAGAAAGGGAACAAACACATCCAACCACAACACCACCCACACACGACCGAAGGTCATTCAACAACGAGACTATCTGTCCGATAAAAATAACTATCATTGGATTAAAAAAAAGAAATCCCCCAGTACCCGAAGGCACTGAGGGATTGATACTCAAGAACGAGTAGCGAAGGTGATCGGACCTTCCCGTTCCTGAACGATGTGCAGGTCGCACTC